CGCCAATAAAGCCAGCAGTGGCGAATGACCAGGCAATGCTGAAGCCGAACTCTTTCACCGTGAGCCCCACCACCATGACGATCAGCGCACCGAGCGCCGCCTCGATCAATTGACGCAAAGGTTTCGTCTCTTTGCCGTCGTACTGAATGCGGAGCCAAGTCAGGGCGAAGGTCAGCCCCATGGCTAAGCCGTTCTCTCTCAGGGCGGTCAGGACCAACACCCAGAATGACGGGTCTTTTTCTGGCATGTGTGGCATCTCAGGTTCCTCCCCAATCAGGGAGCCATAAACGAAAAGGCCCCGCTTAATGCGAGGCCCGAAATAGGTGTGCGTGTCTTTCCACGCCTGTCCGCCAAAGACCCTCACTACGTCGACACCCCATTGCATCGATCTCGCAGATCCAGTCTCGCGCCACCCTGTAAGCATTGGTGTGCAGAGTGCGCGGGCTGCCGGTGTTTTCTCGTGTCACTGCACTTGCCGGCTTATCAGTGTCCAGGCCTTCCCGAAGGCTGCCCTGGCTACAGGTGAAATTTAGGCAATAAAAACCCGGCGCTTGGCCGGGTCTAAAAAGTATGAGAACTCAAGATTCTAGTTGATGCAAAATTCTACGGATCTCTCCAGCATCAATCGTGGCCTGCATTGACTCGAAGAGTAAGATCACGTTGGAGCCTTGTAGCACATCGTAAAGCTCATCTCCGAACTCAGTTCTCCGTACCGCCCCAAGAATGCCAACGCCACGATTGGGATTTGAGGCCTTCTCAATCAGGCCAACGAACTCCATTTGCTCTGCCAGCTGTTCCGCCCAATGACGAACATCTTCCGTTGACGGAAGGTCGCCTTCTCCAAGACTCTCGAGATGTCTGCGGTATGCAGACCCCGCGAGTGACGGAGTAAAGGATTGCCCCTCATTGGCGGAGGCCAGAATTCGTTTAACCAGCTCCCACATCTCCATGCACATCAATCCCTTGAAATTAGGATGACTGTGCCATGACTGCGGAAAATAAAAAACCCGGCTCGATGGCCGGGTTCAGGTATTCGTGTGCGTGTTGCGTGAATTGCGCACTATGGAAAAAGTACGCGCAATTCCCCGTCAGGTCAATATGTTTATGCCGCCTTTTCTTCTTTTTCCGAGTGAATAACCTGCCATACCGGTTGTTGAGCCTGAATATCCACTTCCTTGATCACTTCTTTCAGGGATTCCCACAGTTCGAGCCAGTCGCGCGTCCAGTTCTTCGGATCGATCGTCACCCCGAAGAAGGTTTTCATCTCCGCGGCAACCCTTGCCGGCCCCCACTCTGCCGCCCCGACGACCTCGCCCTTGTACGATTGCAGCGCCAGGGTCACCAGGTATTGGGCCTTCACGCGCTTAGCCGAAGTGAGGTCTGGAAACTCAGCCTTGGCGGTGATCAGCAGCACCGCGTTCATGACGTGGCGCATGGTCATTGCCGGGTGATAGAGGTAGTGCCCGAACTGCTGCACCTGAAACGGAAGCGTGTCGATGGCGCGAAGCACCTTCCCGATGGTGGCCAGATGCGCGGCGCGGGCGGTGGATCGACCAATCGGAGTGCGGTGCGTCTCGCTGATGCTGATCTTCTGCCGAACGATCTGGATGCGCTCCTCCTTGTCCTCGCCCAGGGCGGCAAACACGGCCTCGTGACGGCGCATCCGGTTGCCGGTCTTCACCGGCGCCGATTCAGCCTTGTCGATGGCTACAGAGCTGATCGATGCGTTCGATTCGTGCTGCGATTCAGTCCATACCTGTCTTGCGTTGATCAGCCTCATGCTGCTTCCCTCTTTAGTTCTCTGGTCTTCGCCCGATACTTGGCCTTGATGGTTTTCAGTTCTTCGATCGTGTAGCGCTTGGGCTCATGCGACCCTTCGAGCCAATCCACCTTGTCAGTGCCGATGCGCTTCACCAGCTCAATTCGGTAGTTCACGATGTCGCCGGATTTATGGTTGTTGCACGGCGCGCACTGCTTCCAGACATTGAGCGGCTCGAAGCGCAGCTCAGGGTTCGCTCCTACAGTGCGGTAGTGCCCTGCATGGTATTGGCCTTCGTGGTGACGGCCGCAGCTCACGCATGGCAGCGCGGCGTCACGCAGGCGGATCCACTCGTTGAACACGACCTGCGTTTCCCGCAGGTGATCGGCCCGACTCTTAAGTTTCTCTTTGCGGGCCTTGATCTCTTTGCGCTCGATCTGGGCCAGTGACTTGCGGGCCTTCTCTTGGTTCACATCCTTGATCGCAAGGCCGCAGGCCCAACTGCAAACCTTTTGCGCAGTAGAGAATGACGGCTTGAAACTCACACCGCAGGCCGGGTTCTTGCACTTCTTCGCCTTTGCTTCCTTGAGGACGACTCTCATGCGTAACTCCCTAATTGATCGGCAGCAGAAAGCGCGTCAGCTTCATTCTCAAAGTGTGCAGACAGCACCAATCGCCAGCAGGCGTTGAAGACGTCGCGGTAAAGTGGTTCGAAAGCGGTGTCGTCCATGTTTGCCCAACTGATCGACTTGGCCTCTTTGCGGATACCCTCAGGCGTGTGCACCAGGTGGAAATGGCCGGCCTCGATTGTCACCCACTCACGGAAAGCTTCGCGGCTCTTGTCTACTGCCGGGAAACGCTCGGCGCGTGCCAACTCAAGGCCGGTGATGTAAGCCGCAACCGCGTGCGAGAGCTGCCCCGGCTTTCCGCTTTGCGCCTCGAAGAACTTGGCCAGCCCTCGAATACCGCGCATCTCCTGACGCGGGATCAGCCCGCCGACCGGCTCCCAGTATTCCCACGCCAGATCGAGCATCGAGAAAAACTTGCCGTGGAACTTGCTGTTGCGCATGCGGGTGAACTTGCCGTGAATGATCTGGCCAGCCTTCCACTTCTGGACAGTTTCACGGTCGGCCTCGGTGGCCGGAACCAAGCCTTGGGCGGTGCGGATAAGAGCGAGCTCAGCCATGTGATGCTCTCCCCGATTCCAGTTCTTCCACTTGTTTCAGCAGCAGAGCCCGGCGATCAGCCAGCTCATTGGCCGCTTCGATCCGCATTTCATTCTTCCTTTCGGCAGTCGCCGCTCGCATTTCCAGCATCGACGCCTTCACCACCTGGAGCTTTTCGCGTACCGCCGGTGTCGGCCGAACCACGTCACCGGTGATCAAACCCGCCAGGGCGCGGCCGTCGTCAGTGACCGGTGCCACGCTCAGGTCCGCCAGATACAACCGTCCACGCTCTTGCGGGATGCGCTGCATCTGTACGGCCTTGGTGATCGCTGCGGTGCGCCGGTTTGCGTCGAAGCCCACAGAGACGTGCCAGTTCACCGGTTTCGCGTCGTCCCGGGCCTGGGCGATTAGCCGCTCGTAAGCGCTGATGAACGCCATACGGGCACCGACCTTGTCGCCAGCATCGAGGACAGGTTTCGCTGCAGCCAAGGCGAGCTGGATCTCGTCGGTCAGCACCACGGTTTCGAACTCGTCGTTCGTGGTCATGGCGATCGCCCAGGCTTCGTCCTTGCCCGGGCGGCCGTCGGAGGACTGAACGCGCTGCAGAATGTCAGCCATCGACAGCCGGCCTTTCACCTCAAGCCGGCAAGCCTTCAGCGCGGCGCGGACAACCGGAACCTGATAGGCGCACAAATCCTCAGCCATGATCGCCGCAGTGCCGGGATTCATTTCCTGCCCCATAGCCTCTGCCGTGGCGATAATTGCGGAGGCCAAGCCAGCGACCTGGGCGTCGTTCATTTCAGAGATATTCATTGCGCTCTCCCGCCTGGCGCTTAGCCAAGACCATTTGCGCGGCCTGCTCTGCTGCGGAGAGGTTCGCTTCGGTACGCTCCATCTGGCGAGCCGTGGTTCCGTTGATGCGCTGACCAGTAACCCACTGGGTGTGGTAGCTCTCGGCGTTGGCCAGCAGTTCGTTGAGGCTGTGGCACTTACGTAGCACGGCGGCATCGCTGGTTTTCAGGAAGTGCGCGGCGACGTGGTGGGCGACGTCGGCACCGAGGCGGTCAACCAGCTGGCCGAGCTGCCCACCGACCTTGGCGTTCCACACCGGCCAGGTGCTGTAACGCTTGCGGTAGGCCATGGCGTAGTTCGCCCAGACCTTGAAGGTTTTGCAGGACTGGTCTTTGGGGCCCGGCATGTCGGCGGGAATTTCAACCCGTGGCGTATCGGTACGATCAACCACCAAAACCAAGTTGCGGGCCGGCTTGTCCGGGCTGCCCTGCAAGTCCTGACTGGTATCCTGATTGGTACCCTGATAATTGGTATCCTGATTTGTCGGAGATTTTTCCGACCCTTGCTCGGATTTTTCTCCGACCATGCTCGGATTTTTTTCCGAGGTAGATCGGATTTTTTTCCGACCCTCGTTCTTTGGTGGGGGCGGATATTTTTCCGACCCATTCAGCTTCTGGTTCCACTCGATCGCCTTCTCGGTCAGGCGAAACAACGTGATGTTCGAGGTGCTGGAAAGCTCAATCAAACCGGCCTCTTCCAGGGCCTTCAGCATGCGGTAAGCAGTGTCTGGCTTGTCGGTGAGCAGTGGCAGCTCATCAATGATTTTGGCCTTGCTCAGCGCGAAGAAGATCCCGTCATCAGTCTTGATTGGCTTGGTCCAGCTCGGGCAGCCGTAGACGAACGCGAACAGCAGGGCCTGCTGAGAATTCAGCCCCCACTCCAGCGCCTTCACCTGATTGATCGTGACGGTGAATTGCATATCAGGCCTTCCCGACCAGTTTGGCCAGCTCGAGGAAGCGATCGACGTACCAATGAGGCTGCGTCTCGCGGGGGCATTGCGGGCTGGTGAGGTTCTTGCCGTACTTGAGGCCTTTCTCGGTCACGCACCAGAAGTCGACCATCACCTGCTTGGAGTTTTTGCGCTGGAGCTGCTTGAGGTAACCCTTTGCGGCCAGCGCACGGTTGAAGGCTGCTGCGGTGCTGGCGATGCTGTGGTCTTTGATCAGGGCGGTAACGGCCTTGGTGGGCATGGAGCTGCCGCCGTTGGCATCTGGTGCGGCGTCGATGGCATAGCCGGGCAGAAAGCTCGACTCCAGACCGTTGTTTACGGCGATCTTGGCCAACATCAACATCTTGCTCGACGGCGCCGGCTTCAGCAGGCGGTCAAAACACTCAAGGATGGCCAGCTCGCCAATCAGCTTCGAGTTGTTGGTCGGCTGCGTGCTGAAGGCTCCAGTCTTGCGGATGCTCGGCAGCACCTGCCCCACCACCCATTCTTCAAACTGTTCGGCGGCCGGCAGCTTCGACTTCATCACCAGCCGGTAAAGGTCGCGCTCAGGGATGATTTGCACGGCACGGACCTGCCCTCCCATTTCGGTATGGCAGGTATTCACGGCTTTGCAATGGGCGTTGATCGCCTTTGAGGTATTGGCGTAACCAAGCGCGTCAGCTACGTCCTTGGCGATAAACCAAGGCTCGCCGGTGCCATCGTCGATGACGCGAACCAGAAGGCCGTGAAAGCTGAAAGGGGTCGCGGGTTTAGTACGCGACACGTTTTGCAAATTCTGAAAACGTGTCGCCACATGGTTCGGGGTATTGCTTGAATTGGGTTGGCTCTGCATAATCGGCCCTCTCTAGTTTTGCGAATCAGCCGACCTTCTCCGTCGGCTTTTTTGTGTCTGAAACTCAGGCGACCTTCACCGACTGCCTGAATACCTCCAGGCTGACGATCACTTCTTCCGCCTCTTTGAGCAGTTCTGCTTTTTCTCTCGAACAGACACGCCCGTCCGCCTGCGCATCGAATGCGAGACGGGTCACGTCCGCCAGATCGGCATGCAGGCGAAGTAATGCGGTGTTCAGGTTGATGCCTTCAGGCTTGTCCTTCGGAACCAGGTCGAAACCAAAAGCCTCAGCCCAAGCCTTCAATGGTCGGAAGTCATGGGTAAACTTCATGATCCGGTGCAGCTCCTGAACGTTCAGCTTGTGACTGTCGTAGTCAGGGTTAGCCTTCTGTGAAAGCAGCGTCTTCGACGAGAAACTCGCCCCCTCTGCAATTTTTCCTGCGCCGTGGTCATCCACCACGTCATAAATGGCCTTCATCAATTCCTGCATGTAACACCTCGAAATTCTTTACGTGGCGCCCTGCAGGTGCAGCGGCGATCATTTGCTTAATGAAATGACGGACCGGGGATTTGGTTAGCTGGCGAGGCGCTGGATCTGGCTTGGAAACGGCTTGATCTCTTCAGCTTTGAAAGATCCGTCTTCGAGTTCGATCACGTAGACGACTCGGTCCGCACGGACTGCCTTACTAATTCCGCCTTGGGTAAGCCCAAGTGCGGCGGCAGCCTTGATCTGCCCGACCTTCGTCACGAACTCTTTCAGTGGTGTGCGCTGCATACGAGATTCTCCTGCGCGATGCATGCATAAGTATTACCTGCGGTCTTTATCAAGTCAATATTGGCGGTCTTAGAATGTTAATACCCGAAGTAATACAGTTGGCCGATGAAAACTCCTGAAAAAAAGCCAGCCAAAAAACGTCCGTTATCTGAGATAGAGGCGGCTGAGTGCGCGGCGTTGAATGCCATTTACAAGGCAAAAAAGAAGACTCTTGGAATCAGCCAAGAGAAAATCGCAATTGAGGGTTTGAAGGCGAATAGCCAAAGCGCTGCCAGTCATTACTTGACTGGGAGGAACGCCCTCAATATTGAGGCGGCAGCAGTTTTCGCCCGCTATCTTCAGGTGCCGGTTTCTGATTTCAGCGAACGCTTGGCGAAAGAGATCAAGGGGATCTCCAGCTCGTCCGAATCCAATATCGGTGAGACCCGCCAGCCAGTTCAATCCTTCCGCTACCCGGTTATCAGTTGGGTCGCCGCCGGCGCTTGGGCTGAAGCCGTTGAGCCCTACCCTGCCGGCTTCTCCGATCGCTATGAGTTTTCCGAGTACGACTCAAAGGGTCCGGCGTTCTGGCTTGAGGTCAAAGGCGACTCTATGACATCGCCTGTAGGTCAAAGCATTACCGAGGGCACGCTGATCCTGGTAGACACTGAGGCAGAAGTGGCACCCGGAAAACTGGTGATTGCCAAGCTGCCGGACAGCAACGAAGCGACCTTCAAGAAGCTGGTCAACGATGGCGGTAAGCTTTTCCTGAAGCCGCTGAATCCAGCTTGGCGAATCGAGCCGTTCAATGAAGACTGTCGGATCGTTGGCGTTGTTGTGCGGGCGCTTCAGAAGTTTTAACCGCCAGGGGGAAGCCATGGGACTCAATAAACCGGAGCAGGACCTGAAGCGCGACCTCCAGGGTGTCGCTTCTGATTTGAAGTGGTCAGCGGTAGAGCTGATGCGAATCGCAGAGCGTGCCAGCCTGGCCGGGAATGAGCCTGACGCCCAAGCAATCATGCGCATGATTACGATCTTCCATAATGATGAGGATCGTTTGACCGCCTATGCCGATGATGTGAAGACGGGAAGGATTGTGCGGGTAAAGGTTGAGTAGGCTACGGCCTCGAATTGTTAGGTTGTTCGGCGTCTAAAGGAATGATTCCGTGGTATTCAGTGAAGAGTTGATAAGTGAGCTGCTTTCGATGCCGAAGGTAGTGATGAACCCTAACGCCAAGGCCAAGGTCCAAAAGAAATCTGAGCGCGTTACCTACCAGGTCGAATCGGCTGACGGTGAAAAGTCCTTTGAGATGTACACCCGACAAAATCAAATGGATCCCGATGCGTATTCTTGCGGGCTGGTATACCACCCCAAAAGGGGTGAAAAGGTGACGCTGGTTCGCTACAACGGAAGCAATCATATTCACCTGAATCCGCTAGAAGATGGCGAATTGATCGTGAACAGATGCCACATACACCGAGCCACCCAGAGGTACATGGAGATGGGGGAGAAGGCTGAGAAATATGCCGAGACCACAGATCGCTATGACCACCTATCTGGAGCTATGCTGTGCATGCTCACAGATTGCAATATCTCCGGCCTTGAGTTGCCACCAGCAGGACCTGAAAACCCTTATGAACCACAATTGAGCCTTGGAATATGAACGAGGTTGCCGCAATAAAAGAGACGCTCTGCGCCGCATTCTGTGAGGATGTGGCCGTTTCTGCGCGCGGCAATTTACTCACCGTTTCACTGCCTATGATGGCCAGGGATGGCGACTCTTTCACGACATATCTCAGCAGAGTTTCCGGCGGCTGGCGGATCTCCGATGCCGCTAACACCATGATGCGATTGAGCTACGAGAATGATCTGGCGAAGCTTTTGACTGGCCCTAGAGCAAGGCTATTTGAAACGATCCTTTCTGAAAATGGCCTTCAGGAAGACGACGGCGAGATATTCTTAGAGGTTCCCGGGGATCGACTTGTTCGCGGCATTTTTCAGCTAGGCCAAGGGCTGAGTCGAGTCGAGGACATATCTCTATGGTCTAGAACTCGCGTGGAATCTACTTTCTATCACGATCTGAGAGAAGTCCTGTATGCGACACTCCCCGCTGATAAAATCGAAGAGTCGTATGCCCCTGAAATTCCTAGCGGGGAAGACTATGCCATTGATTATCGGATAAAGACCGAGGGCCGTCCCCTGTTCCTTTTCGGGGTAAACGGCAAGGACAAGGCGAGACTTACTACGATCACCCTGCTTCACCTCAAGCATCAAGGATTAAAGTTTGATTCGATGGTGGTATGTAGCGACTTCACCGAACTGCCTAAACAGGACGCTTCTCGGCTGATGACTGCCGCTAACGATATTGTCCCGACGGTTGCAGATGTCCAAGCTATCCGAGACAAAATACTCGATCGCGTATCCTGATCAATAGTCCAGCGCCGGGCTGTTTCATTCTGCCTTGCGCGCCTACAGACGCCATCTACACTGACGGTAGCTGATGGATCAGCCCCCTTCGACAGAGAGCCCGCCACGTGCGGGCTTTTTGTTGCCTGCTACGCTTTCCTTCTCTACGGAGGAAATGCCATGCCCACCATTCCCGAGGATCCGACACATGCCCTGCTCTACCGCTTCAACTAGAACATCATGGCCCTCAACTGCGCTATCGAAGAAATCTCTGCCTGGATCGACCAACGCGGCTCTGCGGACGTGTCTGACCGGATCGATGATCATCTGGCTGTGATCACCGAAAACTCGGACTTCATAGCCAAAGCCATGGCGGATCTGAGAGTTAGGTGAGAAGTTGCTAATCCAGACTGAATTCGGACCCAATCATTGAAACCCGGCCCAGCGCTGAGCTTTTCGTATCCACCCTCCCCCGACTAATCTGTCTCTAACGCCCATAGGATCGATCCATGGTTTCTGACAAACTCACCTTATCGCTGCTTTCTCGAATGGCTGATGTCCAGCTGGCACTGGCCACAGGCATGAAGGGGATTACCCCTACGACTCAGGCATACCCTGAGCAAGCGTTGCTGCGTATTTCTCACGCCCTTGAGATTGTCGAGGCTGCGGTAGTCGATATCGAGCAGATCCGTGCCGCAAGCAATTCAGGCGCTTTTACCAGACTACACTGAGCCGATCGGGCACTCTCATCCCTTCCCAGCCCTCGAGCGAGGGCTTTTTGTTGTCTCAAGCCCAATGCCCTGATGGAGGAATGAATCATGGCCCACCCAAAACTGTTTCCAGCTGTGCTGGCCAGCCTTCAACTGAATCAAATGATGATCGGCGAGGCCTTCGAGGAAATCGCAGCCTGGCTAGAAAAGGAAGGCGCGACAGAGACAGCGCAGAAGCTGAGGGTTCGTGTTGGTGATCTAAGATTCAATGCGGAAACCATGGATAAAGCAATTATTGAGCTGCTCAAGACGGATGAGAGCGTGCATTGAAAGTCACATGAGCCCTACCTATGCCGGGCTTTCTCATTCCCCTCCCCCGCTGCTACGCTTTCAGCTCCCTCGAATGGAGTCGAAGCCATGCCCCCCGAATATTCTCTTCCCGATGTCCTAGAGCGCATGCATGAAAATCAACACGCTCTGGAAGCTGCCATTATGGAGTTGACACTGTTGATTGAGAGCCAAGGCGCGATCGAGATAGGCGGTAACGTCCGCGGCGCTCTGGATACGATCCGCGAGAATGCCGGGTATATCAACCAAGGCTTGGCCAGGCTGAAGTCTAAGGGCGCGGATTGATTGTCAAGCCCGTCCCAACAGATAACGATCATTTCAGCACAAGGAGCGCCTACATGGCAGGTCGATGGTGTCGCCACTAATCGCCAAGTCGTTGACGTTTCAGCTCTGAGCGCGCGCAATAAATACCCATAAAATGATCGCCCAGGGACAATTCCACATGGCAAAGATCATAGTACTCGCAGGTGATTTCCCCCAGTGTGATGGGGAATATAACCTTGGCACCATGACCCTTAAAACGACCCTTAAGCCGCGGCGAGGGAAAAGCTTCTTCGTCTCCGAGTTTAAAGATCTGACAGTCAAAAACACTAATTCCAACAAAAACATAAAGAGCGCCATAGGCTTTGGAATAGCTGGCGCCATGCTGCTTGGTCCGGTAGGAGCCATCGCCGGCTATCTAGTAGCAGGCCACCACACGGAAGTGACATTTTTGGCCACGCTAGAGGGTGGTCGCACACTCCTTGCTGCAACTGATAGCGATACCTACCGGGATATCTCGGCGCGAGTCCGTAATAAAGACCACTCCAGTTGAGGCCACCAATTCGAATCACAGAGCCCGCCAAGTGCGGGCTTTTTTGTGCCCGGTGAGAAAATGCGCCCCCTACCCCGCACCAGATAGAACATGTCTCTTGCCAAAATATGGCAGGAATAATACTGTATATACATACAGCATAAAGCAAGGAGCTTTCCATGTCAGAAATTGCGTCACCCGTATCACAAGCCAGAGACTCATATGAATTGGTTGGTCGGCGCATCCAGCGCCTGATAGCTGCGCCTGGCGTCCAAAAGGTGCAGGCCATAACTGTGACCAGGCTTGAAGCAGAACCCGCTGAAGCATGGCAGCAAGTCCTTCAGGAGATTGAAGAGACCAGCGGTGTAAGCATGGAGCGCCTTGAGAGCGGCGCGGTAAGGATCGGGTGGCGAGAGTACTGCGAAGCCTGAAATGAGCCCGCCACTGAGCGGGCTTTTTATTACCTGTTGAATTTTTTATTACCTGCGGTCTTGACGAATAATATTATCGCTAGTAATGTTAACTCCATCGCAACCGGCACCCAATCAGGAGCCAGCTGCGAAGGGTCGAGAGATCCGCCGCTCTTTAACAGCTCAGGATCCTCGCCATCGAC